CCGGTCGAGTCGTAGTCGGTGGCGTCCAGTTCCTCGGCCGTGAAGCCGCCGTCATCGAAGTTCGTGACGCCGGGGATGACCGTGAAGGTGGTGCCGTCCGGCGAGCGCGACAGCGCAACGGTGGCGTTCTTTGCAACAATAGCCATCTAGGCCTCCAAGAAAATGAGCCGGGCAGTCACGATGCGCCCCTCGACCGAAGGGTCGCTGGACGGTCCCGCTACCGGCCCGGAGACGGCAGCGTCGATCAGGGTGCCGCCGGTGACAGCACCGGCAGGCCACGAACGGAGCAGCGCCCGGACGCGCTCGGCGGCTGTGTCCAGCGCGAGGGTCGATCCATTCGGGCGGCTGTAGAGGCGGACGTTCAGCGACGTGCGCCGGTAGTCCTCGGTGTAGGTGTCCTCGGCCTCGTCATCGAACGGGGCGGCGACGATGCAGACCACCTCGGGGCCTTGGACGATCAGGTCCGCAGGCGGAGGGTCGGAGACGATGGCCTTGCCCGCGCCATAGGTGGCGAGTTGCGCCAGGAGTGTGGCGTCTGAACTCAGGCGCGTGAAGACGGCGCCGGTGATGTCGAGCATCAGGGGAGCCGGGCGAAGCGGGCGAACACGGCTTGGATGCGGGCGCTGTAGTCCCGCGCGAGCCTGCTGATGAACGGGCGAGCCGCGATCTTGTCCGTGCCCAGCTCGAGCGCTGCGGCGTATTCGGTGTTCACGCTCACCACGCCCAGCGCGCCGTCCGAGGTGGCGAACACCTCGCCCTGCGTCGAGTTCCGCAGGCGGCCAGTATCCGGTGCAGGCGGCTCGCCTGGCGCCGAGGCGACGTGCGTCACCGACTTGCGCTGGTAGGCCCGCCCGGTGCCGGGCTTCGAAAGGATGCCGATCATCAGGCCCTTCGCGTCGATGGTCGCCGCCCGCACGCCGCGTTCAACGGCCTGCTGCGAGATGTTGTCCGCCAGCGCGAGGTTGATGTTGACGGTGGTGCGGGCGGTCATGCGTCACTCCCGGCAGGCGTGGCTTGGCACTCATAGACCGCCTTGGCGGGGTCGCGCGTCGTCGCCACGATCCGCCAGCGGTAGCCGTCGATGGTGAGGAGGTTGCCCGGCACCGGCGGCGAGGCCAGCCCATGCCCCAGCACCAGCACCTTGCGGTCAGTGTCGGGGATGCCCAGCGAGCCACGCGAGAACGCGCTGTAGTCCGTCACGAGGGCTTGGCAGGCCTCCTCGGCATCGGTCAGCGTCCAGCCGCCCCGGCCATCGGCCACGCGGGTCTGACGCACCAGCACGGCCGCCGCAAACAGCAGCGGCCCGGCAATGTCCGCGACCAGCTTGTCCAGCCCCGACAGAAGGTTAGCCATTGATCAGCCGCACGTTCCGCACCGTGCCCGCCCGGCTCAGATACAGCCCCGCGAGCATCCGATCTATCGGGCGATACTTCGCGCCTTCGGTCACGCTCTGCGAGTCCTTGAACGTCAGCGAGACCGAGCCAGCCGTGATGGCCGTGACCTCGCCCTGCGTGTCGCTCACAACCAGCCCCGCCGTAGCGATCCGGGCCAGCTCGATCTGCGCCGCCTTGACGCGCTCCGGCACAACGTCAGACGCCAGCAGGCGCCCTTCCTTGTCCACCACGCCGTCACGCGGCCAGCTCATCGCCTGATCCGTCTCCGTGATCCGGCCTTTCCACTCGTAGGACGTGTCGAGGTAGGTGGCCGCCTCAACGAGGCGGGCCTCCTTCACGCCTGTCGAGAGCGCCAGCCAGTCCGTCCACGCGCGGCCGGTGGCGTAGGTGTCAGCCTCCGCAACCGTCGCATAGGTGTCCGTCCCGACTGTGATGGTCATGCGCTCTCGCCCTCGTCATCGTCTGGCAGCAGGTCCGGCTCAGGAGGCGGGGCCTTGGGGGCCTTCACCTTCTTGCCCCGGACCGGCATGTCGAGATCGGGGTCGTCGGCCTTGGCAGCCTTGACCCCGCCCGGAGGCACCCATCCCGGCGGCGCAAACAGCGCATCCACGATGCGATACCCGGCCGCCATCAGCTCTGCCTTGCGGGCCGGGCTGACGGGGTGGGGCTCATACCAGACCTTCCGGTCATCGTGTTTCAAGCGTCACCTACGAAGGCTCAACCTGGGCAGCCAGCGTGAGAACGCCCGCCGTGTGCTTGATGTCGGTGGCAACCTTGTCCCAGTTCGTGCCGGTCGCCAGCTCGGCGTCGGTCGGGGACTTGCCGCCGTTCGTCTCGTCCCAGGTGTAGCCCTTGAGCGCGAGGCCGAACGTGTAGTCGACCTGCATGGTCGTCTCGATACGTTGCTTGCCGTTCGTGGTCTCGATGTTCGAGATCACGTCGCCGCCGTCATAGACCACCGCAGCGCCTTCGCAGAGCGAGAGTGCGCGGTACTTCGCCGGGGCAGCCGGGTCAACGACCGCAGCGACCGACAGGGCCGGCGCATCGGTGACGATCACGGCCTTGCCGAGGATGTCCACGATGAGGACGCCGCCGGACTGGTAGAGCCGCTCGGCGTTGGCGAGGTTCGCACCGATGAGCTGGTGATAGGCGGCGCCGTTCATCACGGTGCCGACCAGATCGGTCGAGCGGTCACCGAACAGGGCGTGCGCCGAGTTCTGAGCCGCGTAGCTCATAATGCCCGTAGCCGAGACGTCCACAACCGTGGCCGCGCCCTGCTGGCCGATGGCAGCCGCAAGGGCCGCAATCGCCGTGTTCAGCTGGTCGCGCAGCATCGCCTCGGCGAAGTTGCGCGACGCAACCTCGATGCCCTCGGCGGTCGGCTTCTGCAGCCAGGTGAGCTGGCCCGGCTCAAAGCGGATCGGGCCGAAGCCGCCCGCGATCTTGACGCCGGACTGCTTGAGCTGGGTCAGGTCCGTGACGGACGCATCGCCGTTCGAGGCATAGCGGTCAACGCGGCGCTGGGCACCGTGGATGGCAGCAAAGAAGCTCTGCTGCATGAAGTCGCCGTCGAAACCCTCCGTAGTCAGGCGGATCGTTCCGTTCGATGCCTCGTTGAACTTCTCAACCATCTGGCCGAGCGTCTCGATGGTCGCCGGCATGATGTACTGGTTGAACACCTGCATTTGGGAGAGTGCCATAGTGAATTACCTTTCAGGCAGATCGGGGAAGCGGTTTTTCAAGGCCGCCACGCGGTCCGCTTTGCTTCCACCCAAGTTTCCAGCCTTCTGGGCAGGCTGTTTGCCCTTACCTCCGCCTTCGGCCCCGCCACCGGCGTTTCCGTTTGCGACGAATGCCTTGCCCTCATCGGACGCGGCCCATTCCTTGATTGCGTCCGCGAGTGGCTTGCCGCGCAGGGCGACACCGGACTCGCTGAGTTCCGCCTCGCCCTTGAGCATGGTCGATGCGGCGCGCATGAACTCAGGCTTCACGCCTGCGCTGGTCAGCGCCGAGGTGAGGCCGAGGTCGATCTCGCGCTCCTCGTACTTCGCGCGGTACAGCAGGGCCTCGCCCTCCTTCTCGGACGCGCGCTGCTTCTCGGTTTCGAGGAGCTTCTGGTAGTTGCCCTCTTTGAGAAGCTGTTCTTCCTCGCGCTTGGCGAGTTCGGCCTTGCGGTCAGCTTCGGCCTGTTCGAGTTCGCGGGCCTTGGCCTTCGCGGCCTTCAGCTCGTTCAGCAGTTCCTCGTTCTTTGCACGGAGCTTCACGGCTTCGTCGGCACCGCCGCCGTCGCCATCATTCCCGTCGCTCGCAGAGCAGAGCAGAGTGTTCCAGCCCGCCACAGGCGAGGCCGAGTCCATCAGTGAGCGGCGCCGCGAGCGGCCCGCCATCATGCGTTCGTACATAGTTGCAGTCTCCTATCGGCCCGGCACAGCCAGGCACCTGTTGGACGCCCCGGCACAGCCAGAGCGCCTCCACCCGGAGCGGGTGAAGTCTGTGGGCGGATTACCGCCGATTACTTGACGTTCGACATAGACAGGGACGTAACGTCCGGCACATCGCGGAGCGTCATCGTTCTTCCTGCCGTGTAGATGTTTGGCTTGAAGCCTTGCCTTGCGGCCGACGCGGTCAGAGCGCTGACGGTTGCCGCCTGAAGGGCCGCAGCCTTTGTTTGCGCGATCTGCTGAACCTCAGCCTGTAGCGCAAGCATCTTGCGCCGGTGGGCGTCAAGGATAACCTGCGCGTCTTTGTTAGCTTGTGATTTGTTTCCGGCCATGCCGCTCTCCTACCGCCGAAAATTCCGGGCATTCCCGCGAAACGACGCCATGCCTCTGGCCCGCGCCCTCGCGTTCGCTGCGAACTCCTTGTCCGCCTTCGCCTTCTTCGCCGCCTGCCTCGATGCATCGATGGCGGCCAGTTCAGCCAGCGTCAGCGGCCGCCCGCGCAGATCCACGAAGTCCTGCACATCGAACTTGCCCGCT